CCCGCCGGGATGGGTGTTATTCTTCCCAAATCAGGCCATGCACTTGCAGCGTGGCCGCGGTGACATCAGGCGTGGTGTTGTCCATGTAGCGCACCAGCAACCGTTGGCCGCGTTTGCACATGATCGGAGGCAGGTCGGTTAGATCCAGTGTAGCCGCGGTGCCTGTGGCGGCGCCTACCTGACTCCACACTTTGATTTCCGTGGCGCCCGCGCCGGCACCATCCACCAGCCAGACTTCCACGTCGGGGGCGCCCGTCGTGAAGGTGGCGACGGCTTTCACATAATTGAGCTGAGCGCGCCAATACGAAGCGCCTGAAGTGGCGGGATGGGCGCGTCGATTCAGCAGGTTTTTGGTCGCCAGTTGTTCCGTGATGGTGTACTCGGGGCCGATGTCGGCCGCGATGTAATCCACGTCGGCCGTGTTGTAGGTGACGGCCAGCCCTTCGGGGCTATAGATGCTTTTGCCATCCAGGTTGTAGGTCGCGCTCTTGCCGGTGGTACCGCTGGTTTCGGCCAATGTGGACAGCACATTGTCAGTTGATTGGCTGGGCAGCAGATCGACCAGCACACAGCGCCAGTTCGTGCTGGCATTGATCACGTCGGCCACTTCGCCGAAGGTGTCTTCCTCCGCGGCGGGGGTAGACAGATCAATCGTGCCGTCGGTGGAGATTCCGGTGTCGGCCGTGGTGCCGTCGGTGGTAAAGGCCAGATCGCCGCCGGCGGAGACTGCGACGGTGGGGCCGCTGGCGCCGGGCAAAGCCGTGCCGATGTAGACCAAACGAAACGCAATCGCCTTATCGGTGGCGATGTAACGCGTGGCGGAAATGCCCAGCTCGCGATTGAGCTGAATGGTTGACAGATCGGCGGCCTTGGCCTGGCTGGACGCCAGCAGGCAAATGAGCGAAATAAGCGCGGCCACCACAAGCCAAAGCTGAGGGAGGCGCGGAGCGTGGGAAATTCGGTTCATCGTCATGTCCTTCCGGATTCATTGCAGGAGGGTGAAGGTGAGAGGAATGCGGGCTGGGCAGCGGGTTGGATTAACTGCCCAGCCCTATCGCCGGGGGAAACGGGGGGAAATCCCGGCGATTAACTGGTGATGTTCTTGATCAGCGCATGGGCGCCCGGGATGTTCACTTCGAGCGAATGCACGCCGGTGAGCTGATGCCGCCGGGTATGATCGCCGTCTTTTTCAGGACCGGTCACGTTGCGGTTCACTTTATCGCCCAAGCTACGCATGATGTGGTGCTTCACGAATTTGCGATCCACGATCATGAGCTGATCCGTGATGCCTTCGGTTTCGAATTGATCATCACGCAGGACATTGCACTGCCAACCCGGGCCGATGAATTGCGTGATGTCCAAGCCAAATTTCTTGCTCTGCACCACCTGCATCTGGTTGTACTGCAACGCCCACATGCTCATGATTTGCAGCACGTAGCGGCTGGATAAGCCGAACTTGACGCCGCTGTTCCCTTCGCGGATCGTCTCCACCATGAACTTGCAAAATTCCTGGTAGGTGAACGCGCCGCCGGCATCGAATACGTTGTTGCCATAGGTTTCGATGAAGTCGCGCATCCCGCCGCAGATGAAACGCGCATGCGTGGTGGCGCCGCTCGTGCCGATGGCGGCCATGTCGCGGAAGCCGAACAAAAACTGGCGTTCCATTTTCTTCTTGTATTCATTCACCGCATCCAGCGAATCCTGATCCCCCTGGCTGGGGCCGTACATCAAGATCGCTTCGGCGCGGTCGGTGCCGCCGAAAACATGCTCGAACTGCTGGAACCAGTTGTAATCCATCTGGCTCTTGATCCCGGTGGGCTCCAGCCGCGGGGCACCTTCCTCGCGCGCCGTACCCAGCAGTACCAGCTTGGCGCCGGCGGCCAACGCACGCGGGGCACCGCCGCCGAACTGGCCGCGAGTACCTACCGTAATGCCGGTTGAGTTCGTTTTGCCGAGCACCAGCAATTGTTCGCCGGTATCAACGTCCTGCAGGATCTGGCTTTCAGTGATGTGCGTGTTGCTGGCCACGGTCAGCGCGGTGGCGTCGGCTTCCAACGCGGCAGTCAGTTCGACGATGCGGGGGAATTCGCCCTTGTACTGGAATTCCATCTTGTTCGCGCGACCATCGCTGACTTCAGTCGTATTTTCCAGCAGCGTGAAAAACGGCGTGCCCTCGGGGTACACCTGCACGATGTTGCTATTGACCATCCGTTGCTGACGATCCGGTTCAGTGCCCGAACCATAAACGCCATGCACGGGGGCCGTGATTTCATTAGGCATGATTGATTAACTCCTGGGGCCGCAAGGCCCCCGTTCAAAGTCGGTTAAAGGTCGTCAATCCCGCCGCGTTGCGGCTGATGCACCACGTTGCCGCTTGGTTGCAGCATGAACGGATTGCCACGGCCGGCGGGCAATCCAGCGCCGCCGGCAGCAGGAGCCGCACTATGCGGAGCCGGGGGCCGGGAGACAGCCTTGCGGGGCGGAGTGTTCGCCGGCGTGCCGGGCACAGGAGCCGGAACCGTCGGCGTAGCGGGATTGAGTTGGGGTTTCTTGGCGGCAGCAGCCGGAGCTGCGGCGCCGGCAAGCGCCATTTTCAGGGCCGCCTGCAGCATGATTTCACGATTGGGAGCGACGCCTTGCGCTTCGGCCAGGCTCCGCGTCTCGCGGGCCACGGCCGCCGCATCCAGGCCTTCCGCAGGCACACCCATGGTGTCGGACAACTCCACCAGCGCTTTGCCTACCTCGCGTTCGAAGTACTGAGGGGCTACGGTCTCGGACAGCGCCGCCATCACAGGGGCCAGTCGCTCTTCCACCAGCCGGGCCGCGATCCGCTCGGCCGCCTGATTGGCGCGCCGCTCGATCAGGCCCAGCATCGATTCGGTGAAGCCTTTGCCGTCGTTGTCCATCAGGGTGTCATAGACGTGCTTATCAAACCGCGCGCAGGCCGCGCGCATTTCGGGCGTCGGCTCGTCGCCGGCGGATTCCGTCGTGGGCGTCTCTTTCGGCGTGGCCGTGGCCGTGGCTGGAACGGGTTCCTGCTGGCCCTGCTTCAGCTTGGAAAGCTCCTGGCTCTTGCGCGTGAATTCGCCCTGCAGCGCCTTGTAATCACGCTCAATCTTGGCCAGTCGGCCTTCAACGCTATCATCGGGCGCATCGCCCGCCGGGTCATCGTCCGCATTGCCGTCATCCTCTGCGGCAGCTTCATCATCCGGCGCTTCCTCGCCCGCGCTGGCCGCTGGGGGCTCGCTGGCTTGGACTGGCGCCGTTTGTGGGGGCTGCTCGCGTCCGCGCGTCGTCGGCTGCTGAGTCCCCAGCCCGTCAAGCTCCAGGTCCCCGAGGGGGTTGTCTGGCGTGATGGGCTGAATGGGCTGAATGGGTTGTTCAGTGCCGAAGATGCTGGATAAAACATCTGGTTGGCTCGGGGCCGTTACCGCGTCCGCGGGGGCCGTTGCCGGGGATTCAATCGGATCAGGCATATGCGTCTCACGCTCCCAGTGATTTGCCTGCATCATGGAAGCAAGGTGCGCATGGATCGCCTAAAAACAGCTATGTGCCTAAAAAAACAGTGCATCTTTCGCACGCATCGCAGCACTTGCACACTGCGCACCAGGGCCATAGCGTGGAATAAGATTATAGTGTGAAAGGAACACGCCCATGCCACCCCTCTCGCTCGCGCTCCCCGTCGTCACCACGCCGCCGCCGCCCGACACTTCCTCTTTTTCCGGCCAGTTGCTCAACGTCACCCAGGTGGCCCGCCGGATCGGCGTCAGTCGTTCGCTGGTCTACAACATGATTCGCCAGGGGCGTCTGATCGCCTTTCGCATTTCTCCGCGCTCCGTGCGCATTCCCGAAAGCGAAATCCAGCGCCTGTTGAATGACGCCGCCGTGGTACAACACCGGCTCATGGCCGCCAAGTGGAACACGGCCCCGGCGACTCAAGCACAAAGTGCAACTTAATGCCTTGCGTTCAGTCGGTCATTTTGACGCTTTCACCCTTTCACCCAAAGGGTGAATTCAATAGAAACGCCCCGGTGCCATGAAGGCAGACCGGGGCGTTTATTTATAGCCGTGGCCACTCTTGAAGTATCGATTCTAGTCCTTCTTTTGCGAAAACAATTCGAAGGGAATTGAACAGTTCAATGGAAACGAGCCAAGTTCCAAGCCCATGGCGCGCAGCCGGGCGCGAAGTGCATCACGTTGCTCTAGGCGCTTAATAGCGCATTCCAGCTCTTTCATTTTTTCGAGCAATTCATGAATGGTTGGCGCTGGCGCTGGTGTTGGCGCAGATGCCGAACTGTAGGTAAAAAGCTCTATATTCCAAGGAAATTCATGTTCTTTGCATCCGCTATTTGCTCCCATGACTAGACCTTTCCCTCGTTCCGTGCCGCAATTGCTTTATAGCTGAATTCGATAAGTGGCTGATCATCTCGTACATAGAGCGGATGTTTGGGGTGCCCATGCTTCGTAATCTGAAAACACCAAAGTTTTTTTTCACGCATCGCGGACATTTGATGAACGTCATCAACTACACTGGGGAACGGGACATTAGCCCCCCACGCGGCAATCACGAGGTCGCATCTGCATAATGCCTCAGCAATTGGATTTCCGCTTAGAGGGCCAACCGCCTCGCCAAATGTGAGCTTTGAAAGCTCTTGTGGATCTGTTGCTCGATAGGAAAACAAATTCACAACTTCAAGGCTGCCGCATCCTTCGCGCCGCGCAAATTTGATGCACTTTTTTATGGTTGGATCGTCCTTGATTGCATCGGCTGTTGACGGATTCAGCATGATAAGCAAGCACTTTTTTCCGTCTCCCCATTTTCTGGTGAGCAAGAACCGATACTTGCCGCACGCAGAAATATTAGCTGTTGATTCTATGATTTCCATCGTCCGTCCGTCCCTTTCTGCAAATTAACGATGTTCCGAACAAGGTAATGCGCCGCGCGCGTGATGTAGCGCAGGCAGTCGAGGCAGTCATCCATCATGTCCACGGTGGTTTCCGGCTGTGCCATCAGTGGATCGCCGCCGGCGCGCTGATCGTAGCGGGCCGCGTCCATCTCGTCATAGAGCGGCTCACTGCCGGGGGCCAAGTACAGCGCGCTGTTTTTGGTAAACGATTCCACATGTTCGCGCTCATACCCCTCCGACTGCCAATAGGTGGCCTCTGGCCGCTCGATGGCCAGCGTGGCGTGCAGCATGCCGGCAATCACGTCCAGGCCCGCCTGGCGGCTGCCTGCGCCCTTGTTCACCGCTTCCAGCGTGGCCATGGGCTGGCGCCCGTCGGGCGTGCTCAGTGCGCGATAGATGTCTTCCACGCGCCCGCGCTGGTCGGGCAGGCCTCCCATGGCGTCGATCACATCAAACGTGTACGTCTCCGCGATGTCCCCCTCGCCCCACTGGCCCGACAAATTCATGATCGCGCGGCCGTTCTCGGGAGCATACCAGCCCGTCTTTTTGTAGACGCGGTAAACGGTCCAGTCGAAATCCTCATCAATTGCCACCCACACGCAGGCGCAAAAGTTCGTGGTGCCATGGTCGATGGCCCGCGCAAGCTGCACCGGCCGAATAACCGGGTTGCCCTGCGCGTCGTTGTACCCTTCCACGCGCAAGCCCCACTCACCTTTACCCAGCTGCACCACGCTGGCCGCGCCGCGCATCATGTGCGCCTGCCGATCAAGCATTCTGAATACCGGTTGGCCGCCGCGGCTGGTATAGTCGATCTCCTGCTCCTGCCGCCACTGGTAAAGGCTCATGCCCTGCATGGCCTGCCGTTTCCAATCGATAGAGCGGCGCGCAGGGTCGGCCGTGTAGTGGATACGGGCACAATCGACCTGATTACGCCCATTGCGCCACATGGTGAGCCCTTGGCTGGTATGGCCCGTTTCACGCGCGCCGGGGGTTCCGTCCTGCCGATCCTCAATAATCTTCTGGAAGAAGCTGGCCTGTGCCGTCGTGATCATGATGCCCTGCGTGCGGTTGTCGGAGGTGCCCTTAATGGCGGTAAAGTTGCGCTCGAAATCGCTCTGAAAGGCGGCCTCATCCGCCAGCCAGGCAGAGGGTACCTGCCCACGGAACGCATCGCCGCCGCGCTGGGGCAACGCCTGAATGATACTCATGTTGGGCAACACAATCCGTTCGGTGTGGAGCACCGTGCGCGACAGCGCCATGGCGCGCGCGTACCAGTTCGGCATCAGCTCGTGCAGCGTCTTCAGACGATCCACGAGGATTTTTGCGTCGTCTTCGTTTTTGCTCAGCATGGGGCAAGCACCATGCGGCTTCTGCAGGCCGATCCAATACAAGCGGCAAACGCTCCACCAACTCATCATGAGCTGCCGACTTTTATCAATCGCCAGCAAGGGGCGCCTCCAGGTGCCGTCTGGTTGACGCTCGTCGGCCCAGTCGGAAAGCACCTGGTAGCACGTAAGTGGCGCAAACGGCTTCACGCGCAGCCGCACGCCCTTCTCGTCGCGGGTCCACGCCAGCAGCGCCAGCCAAACCCAAAAGCGGCGATGCGCCAGTGTGATCAGCGCGGCCGCCAGATTGTCGTTTCGTTCGGCCTGGGCGTAAAGCGCAACCAGCGCGCGCATACGCACAACCGCGGCGTCATCATCGTAAATGGCATCATGGGGCTCCAGCAACGCTTGCAGTTCGTTCATGGTTGTGTCGTATTCCCCGGCGTGGCCGCATCATCCGCGCGTGGCACGCTCGCCGCTGCCAACATGCCCGCGTTGGCCGCGGCAATCAGTTGTTCGTCACTCATTTTTTCGGCCTGATCCAGATCCACCTTGCGTTCAATCGTGATTCTGGTCTGGTCGATGAACATGCCCAAGTGTCTCGCGAGTGAATCAAGCGCGCCCTTCTTGTCGTGCATCACGATGCGCGTTTTGACGCTGATTACCGGGGAGCTTTTGTCATCCTCGCCGATCTGCTTGCGCTCGATCTGCACGCTCTTGATCGCCGCGCGCGCTCGGGCGCTGATCTGATCGCCAGGCAAAAGGCGCATGCCGGTGCCATCCCACTGTGCCACTTCCCCCAAGTCGCTGAAGGCCAGCTTGGCCAGCTCGTCAACCACGCGGTCGGCCGTCACCTTGGTGCGTGTCTCGCGCTCGGCCATCGCCTGCCGAATCGCCACCGCGACGCCCGGATGCTGCATCAACCGGTTGGCCGCCGAGACGGCGCTCTGGCCGGTCGCGGCATAACCGGCGCGCGCGTAGGCCGCCACCGGATCGAGATCAATCAGGTATTCGCGCACGAACAGGCGTTGCCTGGGATTCATGCCGGCCATCAAATCATCAGGGTTTGTTGATGATTGTTGCGGCGGAGTGGAGGACGTTTTTGACCCCTCGCTTGCTGCGACCGTTGCGCTTGCTGCGACCGTTGCAGTGTGCTCTTGGGGCTCCCTGCGATCCTTGGTTTTCCCTGCTTTTACAGGCATTTTGTTGTCTTTTGCATCTGGTGTGCTCATTGCTTATCCCTGACTACTTCCCCAGCATCAACATTCCTCAACATTTTTCGTGGCATTCCGCGTCATTTAACAGCGGAACAATTTGCATCATATCGCCGGAACCATCAGGGTCAGCCACCCATCTTTTGAAACTCTCGAGCGAATCCTCTTCTTTATCCAGCGCCCATTGCATCACGCGGGCCAGCGTCGCGCCGCTCGTATCGCGGCCATTCTCGAAGCGGTGTAGCGTGGGCGGCGTGAGCCCGATCTGTCGGGCGCCCTCGCGAACAGTGATACCATGCACCAGCCTCCAGCAGTGAACCAAATCAGCGAGCCGCATTATGCCGCCTCCTTCACTTCAGGAAATTCATTCCACTCGCGGCCGGCCAGCAGACGGCCGGCTCGCTTTTTTCCAACGCGGATCATTTGAGTTCCAGGAGCGTCTTTCCATGAATAGGGGCGAATGAGTTTTCCGTTCTGCTTGAGCAATCCGGTTGGTGTGGAATCGATAATAAACGGATTGGTGAAATCCGAGGCGACAACTGGTCGCCACTCTCCCCATTGCTTGAAGAAAAACTGAACATTAGCAGCCTGGCACTGATCAAGTAACGACAGCGTCCAGTCCGGATGCATCGGGCGCGCGCGCCTTCCCGATTCTCCCCCAGCAATCACCCAATGAATTAGCGATCTGTCTTGATCAGTGCCGCCCATCCAGCCCTGCAAGGCATCAAACGAAATATCGGGCTGACTGCGATCAGGGTTATTGGACTTCTGTAGCACAATGCGGCGTAGGTTGATCGGCCCCAACAGTGGTTCGCAGCTCAAAAACCGCACTACGGCCGGGATGCGAAGCAAGTGAGGAATTCGCCGATTGGCCTGCTCCTGATTCTCAACGCTGGTGCCGAGCCACACATTGCGCGGCGGGATGCCTAGCACAAACCAGTCCGCCAACCAGTTGCGCAGCGCCAGTAGATGATGCTTGATATTTATTTCCCAGTCGGCATGTCCCTCGATCCACTGCAGCACGCCCTCAATGCGTTTCCCCCATAGCTCGGGCCGCTTGGTCAACAGCAGCCAATCCAGATGAGGCGTCGCCATGATCAGCGCCAGCAGGTCGGCCAGCCATTCAATCGGCACTGCGTCATCAAGCCAGTCGGCCAGGCTGGCGCAAAACACGCGCTGCCGCACCCGTCTGCTCTCCGTCTCCGAGAGCGAGAGGCAATCATGGTTGGTGCAATTTTTGTAGGCATATCCATCCCAGCCACGCGCTTCACGTCCCTTGCAAACGGCGCACTCCATGAATCTTGGAGAGACACGCTCCCACAACAACGGCTTGCGCCAGTTGGCCTTGCTGGTTCGCACCCTCGGGCTCTGTGGTCCCCAGCCGCATTTTTTCCAGCGGTTCGCCATCTGATCTTCAGCGTAGCAATTCAGGCATCCTTCAGAGACCTTGGTGCACCCGATCCATGGGTTAAAGGTGCGGTCACACCATTCTATTTTTGTAATTGCGCCCATCAACCATTGCCTTCCATTTCGGGTATTTCCCGTTTCTGGGCATAAAGAGTTTGGTAGGCCTCGGCCGCGGAGTGCCCCATCCCGACCAGGCAGCCGATCATGTAGCTGGTTTGGCAGGGCTCAAATCCATCAGACGCACAGGCCTCGCGCAGCTCGTTTAATTCAAAGCGCAAATGCTTGTGCCAAGCGGCTGCGCCTTCGATTTCAATCACCATAATTCAGCATGCCTCCTTGTTGAATAGCGGGCAGTCGCCCAGGATGCGTTCTCGCGCCATCGCCGCATACTTGGGGTTCAGCTCAAATCCTAAAAAATTACGGTCATTGCGCAAGCAGACAACACCCGTGGTGCCAGATCCGGCAAAGGGATCAAGCACCAGCCCGCCGGGCGGGCAACCGGCAAGTATGCAGGGCTCTATCAACGCCGTGGGGAACGTGGCAAAGTGGGCCTCGCGAAACGCCTCTGTGGCCACGGTCCACACGCTGCGCTTGTTGCGCGTCTCGGTGACGCAGCGTACGGCCGCCGAGAAAGATTCGTTTTGGCGTGGTTTTTTTGGTTTTGTTGCATGCGCAACGTCGCGATCCACGTGCATGCGCGAGTTCTTGCCGGGCGTTTTGCCCTTCTCTCTGCCGGCTCGGTGGAATGACCCATGGCCACCCGGCCCGGTATCCCAGTTATCAGGCATTTTTCGCGCTTTGGGGTTCACGCCACTCCCTCGGCCGTGCGCGGTGCCGCTGACCGGCTCCTGCATGGCGTCAAAATCCCAATAATAACGGCGGCTCTTGGCGAGGATAAAAAGATACTCATGCGACTTGGTGCAGCGGTCCCGAGCAGGCTCCGGCGTGGGGTTCGATTTGAACCATACGATATCCTGGCGTAGCCACCAGCCGTCATCCTGCAACGCAAACGCCAGCCGCCACGGCATGCCCAGCAGGTCTTTAGGCTTCAGGCCCAGCGTGCGCCTGTCTCGCCCGGAACGGTGCGGGGCGGAACCGCCATGCTGCAAATTCAGTCTTTCGTCGCTTCCCCGCCCGTTACCTGGATTGGTGCAATAGGCATCGCCCATGTTGACCCAGCACGTGCCGTGTTTTTTGAGCACGCGGCGCAGTTCGCGAAACAGACTCACCATCAGATCGAGATATTCCCACAGCGTGGGCTCCAGCCCCATCTGCCCCACCACGTTATAATCCCTCAGCCCCCAATAAGGCGGGCTGGTCACAATGCAATCGACCGACTCGGGCGGCAACGCGCGCGTTAGCTCCAGGGCATCGCCGATGCGAATTTCAAAACCCATAGCGGTCCATCCGATCCCGGGCGTTCTGTAGCTCCTGTTCATCGACCGACCAAAGCCCCTGCGCCCCGCGCCACGGAATCGGAGTTTTGAAGGGCTTCACATTCTCAAGCACCCAACAGCAAGGCCCCATGATGAACGGCCGCTGGTCGGGATACCGCTTGATCGCCGCTCCCTCCTGCAACACGTCCACCAGGTCACAGGTGGCCAGCGCGGCCTTCAGCGGCAGCTTTTCGAGTGGTCCCAGGAACCGTTCAAAGAACTGTCGATCTTCATAAGCCAAGGCCCTAATCCACTTTCCAGACAACCCGGCATGAATCAGCAGCGGGCCGCGGTAGCTCGTAAACCAGGTGCGGTTTTCAATGCGCTTCGGCCCGTGCGTGATGGCGCTGGCATGCGGCTGGCAAACGGTTAAACCCTTCATCCTTCTTGTGCCTCGTGTTCATTGAAATCTTGTAGCGCAAACGCCGATGCGTACCAGGGGCCATCATCATCGGCCACGTACACCGGCACGGGCCGCCCGGCCCCCGCGAGATCGCCCACCAGTTCAGAGATCGTCCGCCCGAAATTGTTGATGATAACACACGCCGAGAACCACGTTTGCATCCGCAGCCAAACCCCGTTCGGCCCAATTCCCTCACAGCGCGAACCGTCCAAATTAGCCTCAATGGCCTCGCCAAAGTCGGCGATCAACTGATCGCGGATACGAGGCCAGGCGCCGGCCACATTTTTGCGCTCGTCAGCATTCGGCTTGCGCGCTTCAACAACGCCGCTGCGCGTCGGTTTTTCATCGGCTCGATCTTGCGGCGGCGCCGGCCCGGCAAATCCACGCTTGCGCGTCACGGCCTCTTTTCGTCCCCGCAAAAGCTCGTCGTGTTTGGACGCCAGGCAGCCATGCAGCGCCCGCGCCGGATCGTCCACCTGCGACGGGTTGGCTTTGCACCAGTCGGCCACCTGCAAAAGTTCCTGTTCGACGTTGATCAGTGGCCATGTTTTCTGCATACGCTGACGCCGCGCCGGCGTAATCGCCGCCAGCGCCGCATCAACGCGCGCCTCCCAGGCCTCGGCCACTTCATCGCCGGCCGCGTTGACGGCCACGATTCGCGCCGATGCTGGCTTGGAATTATCTTTCCCCCCGCCCGGCCCCGCCGTGTCCGCTTCGGCGGAATCCGCTGAGTTGTCCGCGCCAGCGGCCAGGTGGTCGGGGTGGTTGCGTGGTGGTTCCCCTTGACCGCCGAACGCCCCGGAACCCGTCGTGGCTGGCGCCGGGCGTTGCTGTGGTGGTGGTACGTGGTCCCGCAGGGCCGGACCGCCGCACGCGTTCGCGCCCGCGGCATCGGCCGCCTGGCGGGACTGTCCCCCTTCGGGGGAACCAGAAGGGGGGGATAATAGGGGGGGAGAGATAGGGGGATTGGGGGAAAGAGAGGGGGAGAAAGAAGGGGGGGGAGGGGTCTCGCACGGCGTACCGACTTGCGAGCACGCCGTCACGCAGTTGGTGTACGCCGTATCCGGATAACGTGACGCCGTGCGCACTGCACTGTTTTTGTGCAAATCGCCTGTTTCGGCCTCCGGCGGTGCGGCATTGACCGGCGACCGGCGGCTCGCGCCCGGGATCATGACCCCTTTCATGTCGATGATGCCCCCCTGCGTCTTGGCGGCGCGGCGGGCACCCACGGCGATATGCTGGGGCCATTCGCTCACTACCAATCGGTACTCGGCACACCGCACCAGCCACGAGCTGGCCACCAGGGCATCAACCAGCCGCGCCGCATCATCCGGCGGCCAGCCGATCCACATGGCGACATCCTCATCGCGATAACGGCCGATGTCCCCGCGCGGCGTGTGCTTGTTCGCGAATAACCAGATTGATTCGAGCAGCCCGGCCGCGCCCCATTGGGGCAGGGCCAGGCTGTCGGCCAACATTCTGAATTCCGCGGTTGATTCTGTGCCTGGCTTCATGCCTCAGCCCCTTGCGTCTCGTGTTGTGCCTTATGACTGATACTCGCCGCAAACAACCTGGCTGCCCGTCGGCAGTTTTTCGGCCAGCAGCACGGCAATGGATCGCCGCGCGTCACGCAAGGCCCGCGACAGCCCGCGCGGCGTCAACGTCAACACCAGCGACGGCCTGCCGTCGTCCTTTTCGACATTGATCTCCAGCACGCATTGCAGCTTCTGCTTGCGCTCGTCGCATTGAAAAAACGGACCTTCGAATTCCCACTGGTTTTTCACGTCCGTGTTATTCGTGCCGCTCGAAATGCGCAGCTTCGACGATGAGCTGCCCGACACATTGCCCAGCGGGCTGACCTCCAGCATGTCCTGCCCGCTGCTCGACACATTGAGCTGCGAAATGGCCAGCAACAATTCAAGCGACAGGCAGCCATCCAGGTCACCCATCAGTAGCGAGAAGGCGGTTTTCACGTCCACGCCTTTTGCCAACTGCAGCAGCGCATTCAGTTCCGGGCTGATCTCTAGCGCGGTCTTGATGACATGCAGGGATTCATTAGGCTCCTGATATCGCGGCACAGCCACGATTTGCGTGGCACCGACAAAGACCTGCGGAACTTCAGGCTGTTCGAGTTCTTTGGCTCGGACCAAAAAGTAATTGATTAAATCATCCAGCGTTTCAAGCCGGCGGGATCGCCGCGAAACATCTGTCCGTTTCAGCGTTTCGAGTTTACCGCCGCCGGTCACGATGAGGCGTTCCAGCTCGGTTTCCAGCAAGATGACCGGCCGGCGTCGGTCATCCAGGTATTGCAAGGCGTCTTGCGTGAGGCTCATTGTGCGTGCTGCTCCTGTTCGTTATTCACATCGAAAATATTAAGTTGTCCCGGCGCGTCGTCCGGGCTGGCGTTCGGGCTGATCAGCACTTGGCCGTCTTTCACGATGCCGCGTGTAACTGCTCCCTTGGCGCCTGGGGACGTTTTCCCCACGCTCCAGCTCAGTTCGGGCAGGAATAACACCTGGCCACTCTTGACGTTGCCCTGCGGCTTGCCGGGCTTCAGCGTAATCTTGAGCGTCACGGTGCGCGCCGCATCGCAGTAAGGGCGATTCGCCACGTCCGCGCTGATCAGTTCCAGTTCCTTGTTGACCTCGGTCAGCACTTCACCGTGCTCGATGGCCTCCAGGATGATCGGAATCAACATCAACCGTTCTCCTTTTGTTGAAATGGGCGGCACGTGGCCGCCCGGCGGCAAAGCTGCCGCAAAACTCGACGCCACCAGGGCGCCCGCCGGCGATAGGTCACCGCGTGCAGGCCGCCGAACGAGTGGTGGCGGGTGTCGAAATCGGCCAGATTCATGCGCGTGCTCCGATCTCGGGAAACATCTCCATTTGCAGCATCCCGGGCTGCATGACCGGCTTCGCCTTTCGCCCGGCGCGGGGCGTCGGTGTCGGCGCGTCCTGCTCGATCGCGCAGTGCGAGGCACAGACGATGACCCGTCCGCGCCGAATATCGCGCCGCCTGGCCGTGCGCACCGCCGCCGGCAGCGGGGCCGTGCAATGGCCATAAGGGGTATCAGCCGACCACGCGGCATATCGGCAGGTGTCGCAGCTCGTCGTCATTCCTGCCCTCCAGAAGGCGCTACGGCCGTCATGGCGGCCTTCAGGCGCCGGGCACGGTGCGCATGCGGCCTGGGCGCTGTTTTGCGGCCTGCGGCCTTGCCGCGCTGATTCCCATGCCATCCCTTGCGCGTGGCAACCCGCCGTTCCACCGGCACCGGCCGGCAGGCGGCCTTGAAGCGCTGCCAGAAAATTTCGCGGGGTATTTTCGGGGCATCCTGATCGGATGATGTAAACGTCATGCTGCCGCCTCCAATGCCATTTGGGGAAGATTCGCCCTTACCAGCGCTTCGGCCAGCGGTGGGCACACGCTGTTGCCGATCATCCTGACCGCGTCGCTCTTGTTGCTGGGCAGCCAGTAGTCGGCGGGGAACCCCTGCGCCAACGCCAGCTCGCGTGGCGAGAGCATGCGCAGGCCGATGTCCACAATCTGGTAATCAAGTCCCGCCACCGTCACCAGCCCCAGCCGGTCGCGAGTGGTAATCGTACGCAGTGGATCTTGTGCGCGCTGGCCCACGCCCTGCTTGTAATAGCTGATCAGGAACGCCCTAACCTCGGCGATGTGCTGCCCGCCGCCGGTAATCGTTGGCAACGGCTCGCGCAAATCCGCGCCGATATTGGTTCCGTAAAACTTGGTTAAGTGAGCTGCCACCAGGCTGTAATGGTGGATCGGCACGATGAACGGCTCGGCCGTCTCGATCACATATCGCCGCAGCCCCGCCGCGATCCGCCGCAGCGTGTTGTCGGCCAGCGGCCGCTGGCGCTCGAAAATGCTGGGGCAAGGAATGGTCCAATCAATGCACTCGGCCGCCGTGCGCCACGGTTGCAACGCCGAACTAAACAGATCGGTCTGCACCGCCGGGCGCGCATGCGTCGGCTCCGGCCACACAATGGGGGCACCGTCGCAGCGCGCCACCACAAACAGCCGTTTGCGCGTGGTGGGAGCTCCATAATCCGCCGCCACCAGCTCGCGATGCTCTACCTGGTAACCCAGATTACGCAACCTGGTGCGCCAGCTCTTAAACGTCACGCCCTTGCGCTCCTGATCGGGCCGTCCATCCGCCCCCAGTGGTCCCCACGTTACAAATTCCTCTACATTTTCGAGCATGATTACATCGGGCCGCACATCCTTGGACCACCGGATCGCTTGCCACGCCAGCCCGCGAATGCCCTTTTCAACCGGGCGCCCCCCCTTGGCCTTGCTGAAGTGTTTGCAGTCCGGGCTCAGCCACAGCAACCCCACGCGCCGCCCGCGGCAGACCTCGCGCGGGGAGACATCATAAACGCTCTCACACAGGTGCAGCGTGCCGGGATGATTGCGCGCATGCATGGCCAACGCCGTGGCATCATGGTTGACGGCCACATCAGGCGACCGCCCCAGCGCCAGCTCGATCCCCGTGCTGGCGCCGCCCCCACCCGCAAACAGATCGATGATCATGGGTTGTTGTTCCGCCACCATGCTCCCCATCCCTATGCCCCCACTCCCCGCGAATCGCCCAGCAGCTCGCGATGGCGCCGGTTGTATTCGCGCTTGATCTCATCGTTGCATTTCAGCATCACGCAAATGATTCGCCGGCCACGGTTCAGCCGGTTTTGAATTCGTTCGGCAACCGCCGGGGCATAGGCGCGCTGTTCCCGCGCATTGGCTTCGATCAGCGCCGCGTGCATCGCCGAAAGCCGTTCCAGCCGCGCCGAGATCGTGGCCACGCGGCCACCGGCAAAATGAATCACAGCCGTGCTCATGGTTTTCAGATCCTTCAAAAGGGGCCGGCGACAGCAACGGGGGGATGTATCGTAATAGGCCGCCGCCGGCCAGGCGCCCAGCTCATACGAGCAAGGGCACACACTGTTGCCGGGGTTGAATGCTGTACTGATATGGATAGTGCTCAACACGGGCATCCAATTCCCCCGGCTCGCCCTGCCTGTACAGGCCCGGGCTAAACTTCATTCCGCTGCGCATCCGGTTCGGGCGCGTCCAGGCAGAAAAACGCGTCGGCAATCACTTCCCGCAGCAGCCTCTCGTCGGTTTCGCCTTCGGCGCGCAACACGCTGAGCGCCAACCGTCCCACTTCGTCGGGCGTCAACTCCCCCAGCAGCAGCGCCGCCGCCCGCGGCGGTGTCTCGGCCGCCGCCAGGTCAACCATTTTCGAAATCAAAACGCGCCTATCCATGCGCCGCCTCCTGCTGCTCGTCCGCCTCATCCGCCTGCACCGCCCGGCCGCCGTGGATCGCCGCATGATGCTCGGCCGACGCTTTGGCATAGAACCGCGTCGCGCGATTCTTCGGCACCCACTCAGCGCAGCGTTGCCCGCGATGGCAGCGCAGCTTGACCCACAGAAACAGTCCGCCCGTGGGCGCCTCGACCAGCCATTTGTAATCCATGGTTCACCTTGCTCCCGGTGCTTTGCCGCGCACCCGGTCCGGGGCGCTCCTGCCTGTCGTCAGGCGCTTTTACCGCCTGCCGCATCGCCTGCTTGAGTTCCTGCGCCAACCAACCCGGCATCGTTCGTTTCATCCCCGTTCTCCTGACTGCCTCGTTCAAGATCGCCCGGAGGGTCGGGACTCCGGGCGTTTGCCGCCTCCCTCACGCATGACGCGGGAGAAGCGTCTCTTTCGTGCGCGGGATTACCCCGCGTGGTGCGTATTCGCGGCGGACAATTCAGATTTCCCCCGACCTGGCCAAGTTACCGGCGTCATCCGCTTCCGCCGGACTCAATCCCATTACGCTGTACGCACCTTTTCTTTGTGTGGGAATTTCGTGGCGCGGGCCTGATGCAATGGACCTTCTCCCTCGGTAACGATCCGCCGGGATAAGGGAGTCGAACCCCTTCCCCTGCATCAGGGCCATGACCTCATGGCGCCCGTTTCCGGGCTTCCCGCGCCGCGCGGTTACTCTCCACCGACAAAGCCACGCCTTTGTAATTTTGGGTTGCGCACCCCGCTGAGCCCATCGCGCTGGGCTCTCATCTCTCCGGCGTTCGAGTTTCCGACTTAATCGCGCGGGGGTGCCGCCAAGTCACATTCAGCGGCAAATTAGGTTATCGGGCGCATGTCTGGGCAACGAGCGCACCGCCCCCGCGCAAACCTCCTACACTTCCTCGCAGGCAATGGCGGCGTTCGCCGTCATCGTGGCTTCGCGAATTTTCCGAATCGCCGCGGTCTTGTCCGCGCAGTCCGGCACGTTGTCGTCGATCACAAGCGCGAACCGCTCGGCAGCCTCGCGAATGCGCTGATAACGCTCAGCCTGATCGCCCTTCGGCGCGTGGTAGGTGAACCAGTTCTTAATGACGCTGGGAAGCATGGGAAAGAGGTCCTTCATAGATGTATTCCACCGGCACGCCATGGTGCAGGGCCTGCTGAACAAGCTGGATTTCAGTCACTTCCAAAGTATCCAACGTAGGGGTTCCATCATTGTCCCGAACATCGAAAGTTTTGCCCTCTTGGCGGAGATACAGGACGCTGATTCGATTAATCGCGTAAATCTGGCCACGCTCGAAGCCGATCTCATGAGCCAATGTGAAATCACGCTTGTACCAGGCGGAACTCCGCACGCAGTCGATGAAGAATTGCTTGAACCAGTTGATCAGCCGCATCGCGATCTTAATCCTTTGCGTTTTTGGTGCCTTGGTGTGAGGCACGGAAATCTACAGCGCCGGGTATTGCGCGCCGCGCTGCATTACCCGCCGGCACTCGCGGCAATAGCCATGGCTGCCCTGGCGCTGCTCGGCCGGTGTGGCCAGCCGCTTCCAGCGATACCCCCGCCGCATCACATGCCCGCAGATCGAACAGATGCGTACCATGCGCTCGTTGCCCCCTGGCTTAAGCCCCGCCGTCAATCGCCGCGCCAGTTCACTCATCATGCTTACGCCTCCTTGAATTTTTCGGGCACTTCCCTGGGGTACGTCGGCCACCGCAGCAGGGAATCGCGATCCAGAAAAGCAATCTCGCGGCCATAGTCCACGCGGGGTTCGTCGTCACCCTGCCGCTTGCCCAGCCACAAGGCGCGCACCCAGCCGCGCCGCGTCCAAAACACTTCAATCGCCGCCGTGGGGTACAACTCGCGCCCCTGCAGGAAATACCCGTCCGCCGTGCGCGTATAGGGCTCGGGGCCGGGCGTCTTCGGCTTCATGCGTTGGCCCCGTCTTCAGGTTCGGCCAGCAGCTTCAGCATGCCGGCGAACAGACAGGCCAATTCCTCCTCCATTTTCGAGGCCGCCAGATTATTGCGCGCGAAATCATTCAGCCCGTCGATGCTCTCGGTGCAATGTGCCTGCTGCCGCGAGCTGAACGATGCCAGACTCAAATCGGCAATCACTGCATCGCGCGCCCCGCGCGGCAGGCCGAGAAAGGCGTCGATCATGTCGTCAAACCGCTTATTCAGCTCGTGGCGCATGTCGATGCGCCGCCGCGCGGCCAGTGACAGCGCGCCGTCGACGGGCTTGGCCGTCCGCGCGTGAAATTCCTGCTGCCGCCGCTGGTTGGCCTCCTGCTGCGCCTCGATCTTGCGCTTCAGCATTTCTGTAATCTCACTCACGCGCGTGCTCCTTCCTGCATGCCCCTTTGTTTTTTGTGCGCATCCCTGAGTAGTCGATCATGCTTCGACGCGAGACAGCCAAATAGCGCACGCGTTATATCATCCACCTGATCGCGATTGGCCTTGATCCATGCCGCCGCCCGTTGAAGCTCATCATCCACGTTCAACAGCGGCCACTGTTTGCGCATCTTTTGGCGCCGTTCGGGAATGATCCCAGCCAACGCGACAGCAATGAGCGCATTCCAGTTCTCCTGCGGGTTCGGTTCCACTTCGGGTTTCAGGGCTAAACGTAAGGCGCGCAACTCGTCCCCAATTCGTTCCAGCGCGCACACAATGCCGTCCATCGTTTGGGCTTGTTCAACCGGCGCCGATGCCTCCGCAGACGCCCCCTCACTGCGCAGATCGGCCTTGGCTTTTTCCAGCAGCTCCCGCCCGATCCGCTCATTTTCAATTCTGGCGGCGAGCTGCTCAGGCGATTCCTCCCGCGCCACACAGGCCTTCACCCTTCCGCATTTCAGGCAAGCGAAAGCGTCGCTTGCCGCCAGAAGCAACATCGTCGTCCCGCACTCGCATTTGGGCTGTTCAGGCAAAGCTTCGGGTTTGAAATCGGACATCAACCCGTGACAGATCGGGCACGCATATGGGTCGTCGTACGCATCGCGTTCGTCATCCTCGACCTCCCCGGCGACGGTTGCCCCACATGTGCATTGCATCATTTTGGCCATCTGGCTACTCCTTCATTCCACGCACTGCGTTTAAGCGGCAACCCCTGGAGCTGTTTCAGTGATGACAATTTCTGAGTCGGCAAGGATGTCTTCAAGGCGGCACCCGATGGCAGTTGCAATTTCACGAGCAGTAACAGGCTTGAAGTTGCCCCCCGCTGCGGCGCGTGCAATTTGCTTTGTCATCCAAGAAGGACATTTACCGGCCCGGCGCGAAACATCGATCATGCGTAGTTTCTTCTTAAACATGGCCTTTTCGATTTTTTGCAGGCTCAGTTTCATGAGACCCCTCCTTGTCGATGAAGGGGAGTATACCCTTTTAGAGGGTATCGTCAAGCGTATATTTTATCTTTTTTCCTGTTATTTGATTGATCGCCAAGCCCGATACGCTGTATAAGGTATCGCAGGAAAGGGGGTGAAACACATTGTTTACCGCTCTCCCCGTACTGATGAGGGAGGGACGGCAACGGCGTGGATGGACTCAACGGCAAGCAGCGAAAATATTGGGCGTCTCTCAGAAGACGATTTCAACGCTGGAAAATACAGGGGAAGCTGGTCAGGTTTTGCTGAAAAAATGCGCTGAACAATACGGGCTTGACATGGCTGATATCCTTGCGACGAAAATTAAAAATAGTCGTGATGGGTTTTCAGAAACCGAACAAGCCTTGATTCAGGCCGCGCGAGCAAAAGACCTGCGAAAATCCCTGAAATTGCTAGAGAAAATCATCTACGAACCGAAATAGCCGAACCCCTCTGCCGGGGCTCGAATTCGCAACGTTGACCTTTTACCGCTCGATGCAGTAATATCCCGCGCTGAGTGCCGGGATGGCGGAACTGGCAGACGCAAGGGACTTAAAATCCATTCTGGCAACCCGCTTTTCTGAAAGTTCTTTTTCCTAGCTCAAGTTGTTTGAATAATTAGCCGAATATTGAAAATGATGGACTTGTGATGGCGCGCGGAAACTATCCGCGCGAAGGAAGAGCTGTATGCTTTGCACGATGGAATTATGGCTGGCTTGGCTTGAGAATGCCCACAGGGCGCAAGGGACTGCTGTTTGGTATCGTAACAAGGTCACTGCATTTATTGAGTTTGTAGCGTGCCATCCCGAAGGGATCACGCCGCGCACCGTGGATTTATTTCTCCGAACCGGTTTGGTCTGCGGAAATGAAGGACGTGCCGGTTATTGGCGGGCAATTCGCGCCTTTGTAAACTGGGCGTCCGATACGCGACGGGGATATTTGCCGGCCAACCTTCTGGGTGACTATGACCCGCATTTGCCGCGTTCAAAACGGATCATCGCTCCCCTGAAGGAAGATGTGCTGGCAATCATTAAAAAAATGCCTCGGGGAACAATGGCCGAGCGTCGTGACCGTTGTTTTATTCATTTTTTGTATTACACGGGAGCCCGCGCCGGAGAGGCGCTTGCCGTGCGAATAGACGATATTGATCTGCACAGAAAGTATGCTCGCATTTATCAGGAAAAGAACCATGAACACCGCATTGCGCCTTTGGTGGACGCTCTTCTTCCTGAGCTTTTTTCATGGATGGGACACTGCAAAGGAAGGTGGTTGTTTCCGTCATGCATGCGCCGCAAGGTGAATCCGAATTGTCACTTGAGTCTTTCAGGAATTGAAGATCGTTGGACTATTTTCAAGAAATCAATAGGGATAGAGAACCAGAAATTCAACTTGCACTTATTGCGACACGCCTTTGGAACGCACGCACGCGAGGCCGGTCTTGATCTGATAGACATCAAGGATTTGATGGGGCACGCTACACTTGCCGCCACACAAATCTATGCCGTCGCAAGTCCTGAACATCTCAGGAAAAACGCTAACAAGATATGGCCTGAACCAATTCCGGCTTGAAAAATAATAAAGCTGTGGTTTGCGGGTGACGATAAATTAAAAGAGGGAAATTCCCTTGGAGGGCACCAGATGAGTCGTGTAGTGCTGTTTATACTGGCTATCTTATCAGGATTTAACATTCAAGCCGCCACAACAGAGGCCATACCTTTGCCTTTGCCAGAGAAGGGGATTGTAATCAACGACGCCGATATTCGAGCACTTTCCCCTATTCCAGCGGATAACAACGCGCTCGTGACAATTCCTGAGTCGCTTTTACAGCCACAGTCAAAGCCTCGCTCCGTCGGCTTGGGACGCACTGGTATCTCGCGCGAGGAATTGTTTGCGGCCATGGATCGCGAATTTGGACCTCCCAAACCAATCCGAAGAACCACCAATTCGCTTCAGGCCACGAGCAACATAAGCGTAAAAATAGATGCCATTTATGACGACGGTAAACCAGAGAAGATAATCGCACCAAAACGCTTTGATTTCTCGAGCCTTTGCTACTTTTTTTTCTCTGCCCGCGCCCCCGAAAAGGCGATTTCTGGGGGCATTCATATGGCGATTAAATTCTGCGTCTTTGTCCTGATCTCAATGATTCTGCTTTCTCCGTTTTGGGCTGCATTCATCGTACTGAAAAAAGCTCGCGCAAAGCGGTCTAATCCTCCAGCCCCAACCCCCGCCGCTGGCGCTCCAGCGCCTTGAGTTCCTTCACCGGCACACGCTTCGGATCGATCTGCCGCGCCCGCTCAAGCGCACTTCCCGCCGTGCCCGTGCGGCTCCATAGACTGTACGGCTCATAGCGAGCGCGAGCGAGCGCAACCGCATTGGCGCGGCTCCAGCCGGCCGCATCCAGGATCGGCACGATTTCATGGTCCGGTACGCCCTGCCTGCGCGCGGCGCGCACTGTGTCATAGGTTTCACGCCACAGCTTCATCCGACGCCCTTCCTGGTACAGATAATCGTCCAGCACGCTTTGCGGGCTGATGGGGCTCATGCTGGTCAGGGGATTGGTGAACTGTGTGGTGACATCGTGACTGGCCCGTATGAAATTACGCATTTTGAATTGCAGCGCCTGCCGGTAATCAATGTTCGTCACACGCGCGCCGGTGAGTTCGGCCGTGATCTCTACAGCGGGATCAAGCTTCTGGCCGTAAGGCGTCGTTTGCCCACGCAGGGCGGGGATAATCTTGCGAAAAATGCGCTCTACTGTGCCGGGCAGCAAGGCCATGCCCACATATTTCCCGATGGATGCGGCTTGGCGGGTCGGGCTGTCTTCTGGATTGTAAACCCGTTGACCTGTTTGGGTTTTGTTGCTGCGCACGTCCATGAGTCGCGAGAAGAAAAGCTGTTCGCTAACCCATGGGTCTAGTATTTCCTTGGCGGCATTTTTCACATGAGATGCATCAAACGTCCAGGCTGCCATCATCAATTCGGAGAACGAATCAGTGAAAGTGTTGTAAGGGTTGTAGCTGCTCAGATCGAACGCGCTGGCGCGGCCATCTTTCAGATTTCGGCTCAGCATGATCATGGTGCTGCTGCGGCTCCAGTCGGGCAGGAAGCGACGGAAATCTTTATCGTCATCAGGCGAGAGGCCCAGCATCAGGCGACTGGCAAGAGCCAGAACCGCCCCCGAGCCCAGGGCCAGCGACAATCCGGCCAGGCGTTCAGCGCCAGCAAGCCGCTGGGCCTTGTTGTCACTGCGCAGATCCAGCGCGGCATAACGGGCTGAATGCCAAAGAGTGCGTAATGCCTCATAATTGAAGGCGACGAACGGCCCAAAAAAAGGCTGCCGGCGGGCCTGCTGAAAGAACTTCGACACTCTTGAATAAGTGGGGTAAGTGTTGAGAACGCGCGTGACGGCCTCGCGCTCTACCTGCTCTGTTGTCCAATCGGGATGTACGCGCCGCTGGCGCGCCGCTTCGTTTTCAAAGCCCACGATTTTCCCCAGGCTGTCACTGGCTTCATACAAGGCAATAGGGGCATTCAACGCAGGACGCCACACGCGTAGAAATTTCCTGATCCGAGTCTTCGCCGGAGCGTATTGTTGATTGAGGCGCAAGCCTGCATCGCTCATTACATTGCGGAGTTCTTCAGCAATAGCGGAATTGTGCAGCAACCCCAGTTCTACATAGTGATAGAGGCGTTCGCGCTGCTCGGAAGAGCGCATTCGCCCCCAATCGGTCAGCACGGCACGCAGCCCAGCGCCATAACGCGACAAGTTGAAATGGCCGCTGAGCGCGTGAAAGAAGGGTTGACCCAGTAGGTTGCGGGATTGCGTCATCACGCTGCCCACTGTCTTCATGGTTTTAGCAAAAGCGTTCACAGCCATTAATCCGGTCCAAAACCAGTGATCGACTTCTTTGCTTTTGTCCAGCGCCTCAAATGCTTCCACAATTTCAGGCGCCGTGAACAGGCCATTGAGCGGGGCAAGCACTTGACTACCTTCGGCGGCGATCTTGGCATTGAACCCAATTGGCGCATCGCCAGGTTCAAAAAGATAGACGCCCATGCCGGCATTACGTACTTTGCGCAGAAACGTTTCATTGGCCAGCAGCATTGATTGCTTGGTTATCGTTTTGGCGGCATTAACCTCGGCGTCTTCGTACTCGCCCATGACAGCCCGGATTTCGGGGGCGACATTCGTGCGCCGCATGAAGATACTGAGGTCTTTTTGCCCGATCTTGAGCGCGGGCGGGGGACTTGAACGTTGATCAGGCTTTAGCGCGCGTTCGAACAGGAAGTTGAGCAGATGGCTTTCGGCCTGCTGCCAGGTAATTTCTTCTTCCGCTTTTGCAATCTCCCGACGAATTGCATCCTCACTAGCATAATCAAACATGTCGCGCGCCGGCATGATGGCAGGCTCGCCGCCGGCCTGCGCCGCTCCGGATTCCTGTTCCTTGCGCCATGCCTCTTCAGCGGCATCCAGACGGCCAAACGCCCTGTTTCGAATCATGTTATCGCGCGTCCATGCGATAGCAGAATCGTAGGCCTGCCTCGGGATGACTTTAAGCCACTTTTCACCCTCATCGCTGATCCGATAACTCCGGTGCACGTAGGAGCCCAGCCGCTTTTCAAGGGTTGCCTTGAGCGGACCATCGACCATCCCGGAATCGAGCAACTGTACGCTCAATTCGTCGATTCTGGCGCGCAGCGCTATCACGGGGGCCTGGAGTCGTAACGGCAGCTTGGCAATATGCCGGCCGCCATGCAGCGCACGATTCAGTGTATTCCGCACATCCGCAGGCATGTTGAATTTGCTTTTATATTCAACATTGATGGCGCGGTCTAAATCAGCTTCCAAGTGTTTTAAGCGGGTCTGTTCCGCTCCGATGGACGCCTGCCGAAGCTCATTCAGCTCGAACACCTCTTGGGGCAAATCGCCGCGCGCCCTGAATTTTGATTTGGCCCAATCGATAAGACCGCGTTCGCGAATAGCCGCGGCCTTTTCCCGCAGATTTTTTGGTTTTAGTGTCTCTTGTTCATTGTCGCTGGCTTCGCGCCGGTCCGCCATGAAGCGCAAATCCTCGCCGGTCGGGATCGCCTCGCCTTCGCCGGTTTTCTCGGAGGCATTGACCCCCAGCATGGTTTGCAGGATACTATGAACTGGAAGCCCGCCCGGGGGGGATTGTTCAGCCTTCGGGCTAGCACCTGCCTGTGACGGAATCCCGGACGGGCTTTCGACCTCCATCAATTCATGATCATAGAATAGCCGCCCGCCGGTATCCTCGCGCACCACGAGGCCGACATGGTAGTCGGTGCCGCCGACCTTGAGTGGCGCCGCAAAAACGTGCCGGTCCAGCCACGGCCCGCTTGTCCTGTGGTCGGTAGTGATCAACACTGCGCGTTTCAGCAGCTCGCCGATGCCGGCGATGGCCTGAATTTTGACCGGCCCGGAACCATGGGCCAGCGCGCTGCGCACGCCGCTGGGGCGCACTTCGATCTTCCAGCCGGTTTCCTGATTGGTCACACTGCGCGGCAATTGCTTGGCCGCCCAAGTGCGCGCCTTGGCACGCAGCTCTTTCATGTTGAGCGGTTCATCAAAAGCGTCGATCTCGTGGCCGCTAATGATCACTGGAAGCGTGACATCGTAGCGTCCTTTTATTTCGCGCAATCGTTCTTCAGAGGGCATGAAGCGCAGGAAATCAGGCTGCGCCACCTTGGCTGTCGGCTGAGGGCGGGCAGACCGGGCCGCCGGTTTTTCCGGCGCCATCTCTCCCGTGAACATGTCCGGAACCCCCGGCGGGGCCTCGGCCGGACCTACGCGGTCCAGCACGCTTTGCGGCGTTCCCGCCATGTCCAGCGTCGAACGGAACAGCTCGCCTTGCTGTGGGGGCTCCCTGCGCGGTTCTGTGGCCTGTTTTTCCTCGGGCAGCAAGCGCAACCCCAGCTCATCGGCCCAGCCCTGCAATACTTGGCTGCGTTCCAGCGGCAGCATGCCCCCCTGGTTGTTGAGCGCCGACTCGGCCAGTGCGGCGTAACCCTTCAGCCGTTCGCGCAGCTTGGCGGGGCTGGTAAGCACCGGCAGCAGAATGCGCGCCGCAGTGCGATCATCCGCGGCGAGCGGCGTCACCCAGTCATTAGTCGCCTCGAAATCCTCCAGGTTGGTGGTGCCGGTCCGCCGAGCAGCTTCGGCAAGCTGGTAGACGATGCCCGCCAGGTCATAAGCGGGATCAAGGCCCTGTTCCAGCAGCCTCTTGACCTGTACCAATGGCGTCAGGCTCGCCGACAGGCTGCGTTGCAGCGCCGGCCACTGCTGAATCAGGTTCAGCGCTTCGCGCTCGTTGGGTCCTTCGAATACTTTGGCCATTAGCGCCTGCTCGACCAGCCGCCGCCCTGCTTCGGTCAGCCGGTCGCCATCCGCTGTGTGGCGCACATATTTGCCGGAATTCTGGTTTGTGATCGCCCCGGCCGAACGCAAGGCGTCAATGAACCGATCCACCTTGTCGGCATCATTCAGCACATCCGCAATTGTCTGGTCCCCGTCCAGGTTGATGCCCTGCAGGAGCACCCGCTCGTCAAGATTGCGCGCCAGGTTGATCGCTTCGCTGATCTCATCATATTCCAGCGTCCCCTTGCGGTTGGATTCACGCGCGAACAGCTCCCATTCCTGCGGCGTCAAATCCATTTCGCGCACCAGCATCATCGGCGTATCGGATTTGACCGCCTCGGGCGTCAGGCCGAATTCTCCGGCCCGCTCGGCCAGGTGGGTGCGATACTGCTGATATTGCTGCGGGTGCAGCTCAAGCGCGCGCTGAATCATCATCGTGCGCCCGTTGCCCCCCAGCGCGATCCACTGCGAGCGCCGCTCAGGGTTGCGCACCACCATCGGCGGGCCGCCGGCCGGGCCGACCTCGTTGCTGACCATGTTGTAGGGATTGAGCCGCGCCGCGCCGCTGATGACCTTGACCTGTTCCTCTTTGTCGCGTGCGTAGTCACGCGGCTGCACCTGCTGGGGATATTCGGGGCGTGGTGCAAAACTTTGCGCATTATGGCTGGCCACCACGGCATTGACGGGGACCAAGCGATAATGGACGTTGAAGCGCTGCTCGATGCCGGGGTGATAATAAACCCAGGGGCGGCCGACGGTGGATTCGCGCTCGCCCCTGGTTGTCGTCGCCGTATCGCCCCCGATACGCCGCCGATCAGCCGTGCGCCGCTGGCCTTCGGCGACCAGTTTGGCCAGCAACGCGCGCGTTTTCAGCAGTCCCGCTTCATTCATCTGCTTTTCAACGTCGCGTGGATTCAGGCGGTCGCGCAGCGCCCTGTCGATCCGGTCAATCAAATCCATCACGCGCCACGCCAGCCGGTTGAAGACGGTCGGGTTCGCGTCACGCACCGCCCGCCAGAACTTCGGGTTCGCAATGTTTTGCGCCAACTGGTCGGCCAGCACTTCTTCGCGCAATACGTGCTCTGGCTGGTTGGCGGCGATGGGGTGACGCTGGCGGTAATCGCGCACCCACCGTGCTACATCCATCGACTGGCCCAGCGCTTCCCAATACTGGTTCAACTCCGCGCTGCCCTGCAAATCGCCCACCAGCGCATGCCCGGCTTCATGCGCCACCACACGCAACACGGGGTGCTCGGTGGCGGTATTCCAGTAGATAAAATCAGGGTTGCTATTGGCATAGACGCCGGCCACGGCCGGGGCATACTCGCCGCCGCGGATCGGCACCAGCGTGCGCCCGAACACTTTACGCGCAACCAGCTCCGCCAGTCGCGTGCGGGTCGATTTGAGCACCAGCGGGCGTTCATCCAGCGTAAACGGTGGCGTCGTCGTCGTTTCGCCTGTGGTACGCGGGCGACCGGCCGCGCTCCCTTCACTTAGCTCGCGTTGCGCCGCGACTTCGCCAGTCTGTTGGCCCGCGAGGGCGTTATTGAGCCAGTCTACCGCCTCTTGGCGCGTGGAGCGCTCGGCGGGGCTATAGGGGCGGCGATAGGCCATCGTCGGCGCTGTTTCGGCCGCTTGAACGGATTCGATCGGGGCCGCCGTGGGCAGAGCCGGGGTTTGTTTCGACGGGGTGACCTCCGGCTCTGCATCAGGCGCAGGAGCGGCAGCTACTTCTTGCCGCCCCCCTTGGGTTTGCAACGTGCCATTGTTTGGGGCTCCTTTCTGCGGGATGACATCGGCCGCCGGTGCCGCCGGTATTTCCGGCGCGGCCTGCATTTCCTGTTTAGCCAACCCATAAATCTTCTCTTCGAGCTTGATGACTTTGTTGCCCAATTCTTCGAGATCATAAAGTTGCGGCTGAAGTTCGGCAGGGATGGTCAGCGCAAGCGCCTGTGCCCGTTCCGTGGCACCGGGAATCTCATTTAATGAGTCCCTGACTTGCTGCTGATAGGCAGCGGCGCCATTGGGACCGCCGAATAGGGTTTCGGCCAAGTTGCGCCACTGGGCACGGCGCTGAGCCAGCACGCTGCGCAGATTCTTAATCTTATTGGAGACATCGCGCTCGCTTGATTTTGCCGTTGGGGTTGGCTCGGTAATTTCCGAATAGTCACTCTCAGGAGAATTCACAACAGTTTCGCGAGAGATCGCCATCGCGGGGGATGGCGCCTGCTCCGAGCGTTGCGCGGACAATACTTCCGTAGGGGAAACAGCAGCCTGCCGCGCCATCTGAAGTTTTGTTTGCTTAAGTTCATCCGACCCGGCCATGGTCTCGGCCAATTTCCGTTCGGCGGCCGTCATTTTCATTTTCCCGGCACTCTCGCCGGCCATGGCGCCGCCGGCCAGACCACCAGCAAGGAAGGCCAGTGTTCCAGCCTCAGCCACCCGCTGGGGCATTCGGTCCATGCCGTGGGGGTCTCCGGCGGCCGTGTTGAATAGCCCGCCTGCCAGTTCCTGGCCTATTTCAGCCGGCATTTCAGCAATTCCGCCACGTCCGAACCGGGACGCGACGCGTCGCGTTAATCCTGCATCCGCACCACCAGCAAGTTTGGCCCCTTCCCCCATGATGCCCTCGAATGGCGCCAGTTCCATCGCGGCGGCCGTGCCGCCACGCAATGCCAGCATCAGGCCGGCACGTTTTTTTGCCTCCCCTTCCGCAACGCCCTGATCAATCAGGGTGGAAACCAGTTGTTCATAATCCCCACCGCCCTCCTGAATCGCTGTCGGCGCCGCGAAACCGATTACCTCGGCCGCCTTGCCCGCGCTTTGCAGCGCGCGCGACAGTCCCATGGACAATGCCATCTGTGGGATTTGTTCGCCCAGACTAGATTGTGCCCAACGCAAGGCATTGGTCAACCGGTCGCCGTCCGCCAACTGTTTTGCCTCCGATCCAAAGGGGCTAACCACGCTTTCATCTCGTGCCGCCAGATCGCTGGATTGAATTTCGCGTCCCGAACGGGCAATCGAACGACCGGCCAACTCCATTGGGTTATCCGGGTAAGGGGCCAGCTCAGTGCGTGCATAACGGGGAATGCTGAAATCGAACTCGGGCAACGAGGCATCAGTCAGCACGATTTCGCCACGCTGTGCCGCATCGGCCGCGCGCAGTCGTTGGGCCGCATTAATGGTCTGAGTGGCCTGCTCGGCCTGCAATCGTTCACGCGCCGGCGCGCGCATGACATTCTCAATTAATCCGGCCGTGGCGTAGGGCAACGCCTGCAGGGCCCCACCGGCACTCTCCACAATCTGGCCGAGGCCGCGCATGGCTCCGCGCGGAATGTCGGTCCACGCGCTGCGGCTGGGGCTGGGAACTTCGGATGGGCGCACCGGCGCCTCGATCACAGGAGGTGGGGGCGCATTCACGGATGCGGGCGGCAGCAGGATGTTGGGATCGACGGCCCGGTCAACACGATTTTCGGGAGAGCCGAATTCCTGATCTAAAGCCGCAAATAATTCCTCGCGCGTGATGCCGGTGCGCCCTAGATCTTTTTGCCGGGGCTTTGGCTGAGGCCGTAAGAGTGACTCAGGGATCGTCACAAGTGCATTGTTATCCGCCGGGATCGGGGGCAAAGCCAAGATATCGGCGTCAGAAAGTCGAATGCCGGGCATGCTGCTATGTCCTAACGTTCGGGGATGCCCAGCCCTTTACGCACCATGCGCTCTACGGTCTGACTGGGGGTATCGGGGTAGCGCCGCAACGCTTCTTCAAGGATGGCCTGTTCGTCGTCCCATAGCGCGGCAGGAGGCTGATAGGCGTCGCGGCGCAATTCATTGGCATTGCGCGCCGTGTCTATCGCTTCCAGCGCTTGGGCATATTCCGGACTACGTTTCCACTTGGATACGCGTTGCCGATAATCAGGACTGTCCAAGGTTCCGTCGGATGCCAGCGCCTCTTTGTCCATGCGCTCCTGTTGACTGGCCATCCAAGCCTTTTTCTCGCGCGCCAGACTGTTCGACGCAGTGACCGACGTATCGAATTGGCGTTGTCCCTCGCGTTTGCGAGCCTGCAAATCTCGCTTATTGCCTTTGGCCGCCTGTTCGATCATTTTTTCCTGCAACGCGCGATGTTTGGCTTCATCCACCCAGCGAATGGCCTGTTCAGCATCGTCGGGCGTCGGCAGAGGTTCAATCGGCATGCCAGTCTGCTCACGCTTTTGCGCCTCGATCAGCGCCTTGCGCGCCACGTCTTCGCGCTGGCGCAAATTGGCCGCCCCCTGCAGCATCTGTTGCGCGCGACCCGCCTGCTGATTCAGCATCTCACCCAGTCTATTCAACTCTCGTTCCTGCCGGTTCGAAAGCTGCCCAGCGCCTGCAAGAAAATCATAGCGGGCTTTTGCTTTGCTCAAAGGGCTGAAGGGATCATCGGGATTAGCCAGCCGTTGCAGGCGCTTTTCGGTGGCGCGATCCAATTCATTGGCGAGGCGTTCACTTTGCGCCTGTCGAAACTGATCCCGGGCCTGTGCCGTATCGGCCTGCAGCCGCTGTCCTACCAGCGCACGTTCTGTTTGATCAGCCTCCGCCGACCGCCTTGCATGTGAAACATCCCATGCCACGGGATCGAACACTTTGGGAGCACTTGCCGCCTCAACCAATTGCAGGCTGTCGGTGTTGCCGCCCAGGAACGCTTCGGCGTTGTTGCCCGGGTAGGTGTCGAGAGCACGCGCCCATGGCTCATTCGGATCGGCAGGCATCGGTAGAGGGCCGTCATAAATGGAGCTGCCAGCGACGGGAGCAACAAATTGCTGTCCCGGAATTACAGGGGCGCGCAGTTGAGCGATGGTTGAACCGAACGGCATTCTTCACCTCCAAAAGACTCGATGTAGGGGCTAATAACGAAAGTTCCGATACCTATAGCGAGCCAAAAGCGATGTATTGGGAAGTTGTGTTTCAAGGGGTGTCTGCGCCCGCTGCGCCGCCAGCGCGGCCTGTTGCGCCTGCTTTTGCAGGTTAAGCTGCTGCTGCTGAATCGATTGATTACTGCGGAGCTGCTCAACATTCATCAGCAGATTGGCCTTATTCGTCGCCTGCTCGGCATTTGCCTGGCGCCCCTGAAGCTGCGCGTCAAGCAGTGCCGACGCACTGCGCGCCGCCGCGCCGCCGGCCGCCTGGTTGGCCAGGAAGCTGTACATCGGGCTGGTGGCGCCGCCCAGCCGCGCCGCCGTTTGCGCATTGGCGGTGTTGGCGGCCGTCTCATTTTGCCCGCGCAGTTTGGTGGCCCAGCGCAGCCAGTCATTGTCGCTGTAAAGCTGGCCGGGCACGCTCTGCACGGCGCTGTTGAGCGCCGCACTTTCCGCGCTGGTGTCGGTGTTTTGCTTGCGGAGCTTGGAAGCGTCATAAAAGATGTTGGACGCCCCGCGCATTTGAACGGCTGCCATGATCACTTTCCTTTCAGGTGGTACTCATACAAGACCATTGCATTATTCAGTAGATCGTCGGGCACAACCCACCCGGCCGCAATCTCATACTGCGCCATGGCGCGAAGAATTTTTGCGGACAACTCGCGGCTGTCGTCCAGCAAGTGTCGTTTGGCATCAAACAGCACAATGGGCGTAGTGATCGCAATACCTGCACGACGCGCAACGAATACCGCTTCGTCGTTTGGGTCGTTTCGCAGTCCGCCGGGAATGCTCCCCTGGGTATCACTCGCCGGCGCGTATTCGGCAAACAGCGCCGCCAGCGTGCGCTGGCCATCGAGCACGATGTCGTGGCTTAAATCCATCAGCGCCGCGCGCGCGGAATAAAGCTCGTGCACAAAGATGGCATGCCCCACGGCATCGCTGCCGAGGCTGCCCAGCCAGGGGCCGTCCTGGCCCTTGCCGAGCTGCTTCATGTTCCACCAGTTGCGATTGACGACCGCCGGCAGGCCTTGAATGCTCATCGCCTCACTCCTTCTATGAAATCACTCCCACGATCCCTTTCAGGATGGTGGGCCAATAGGGTTTCAGGGCCGTGTAAATCGCCCCCAGCGAACCGCTGCAACACAGCGCGCCCGTGGCCGTCGCCATGGCGTAGTAGCGCCACATGTTCCGGGGCTGATTCCAGCGGAAACATTCACGGCAGGTGCGCCCGAACGAGCCGGGGATCAGACCACCATAGGTCACGGCCAGGAAGAAAATCAGCCCCACATAGCAGTGCAGCACACGGCGCGCGCTGGTCATGCCCTTGGATCGGCGCACGATACCAGCCCACAGCAGCAGGTCGGCCATCAGCTTGTCCGCGCCGTCACCGCCGATCTCATATTCCACATCGTGCCAATGGCAATCCTGGTTGAAGTCCAGCTTGGGAATGATCGCCATGAGCCATCCCAGCTTGGCCGGTCCGCAATATTGTTTTGCGGGATCATAAGTGGAATCGTCCACGAGATAATCCGGGGGCGGGTTGGGGACAAGCGACACCATGGCGATCAATCCATTTCAGCTTCATCAGGCTCCCAACAGCAGCGGGGAGAGGTATTTAGCCGCATGCAGCACAGCCGGCCAATAAGGCCAGGTCACGATGACGGTCAGGACCGCCGCGAAAAGAACTGAGCGCGGTGCTTGTGGCGGAGTCCGCCGCCTCGGCCGTGACATTCCCCGAATTGAGTGCATCCAAAATGAGCTGGATCTGTGCGGCCTGCGCGGGCGTGATCTTGCCGCTGGCCTCAAGGCCGGCCAGGGCCAGCTTGCCGAGCGCGGCCAGATCGACATTGGTGCCGGTGACCGAATCAATGGCGCTGTTGATCAGCACGGCTTGGTCGGGCGTGATTTTTCCCTGGCTCTGGGCGATGGCGACGCCGACCTTGGCGACCGGCTTGAGCTTTGCCAGAGTCTCGGCATTGCCTGCGCTGAGGGAGGCGCAGCCAACCGGAAGAAGAGCCGTCGCGGCCAAGAGCAGCAGCGCGGAAAACGTGAGCAGCTTACGCATGGGGTTTCTCCTTGGATCGGTGAAACGATCCGGTTTCAAAGGGGTTTAGGGGTTTCGCTTGGCGTCATTCCACTTGTCCAGGCGGCTGAGAATCATTTGCGTGTTGGTCTTGATTTCAGCCTGCGAGATTTCGAGCGCGCGCACTCGATTCTCGGTTTCGGTCTGGCGGGCATCCTGCCGGTTCCAGACCCACACGCTGAGGCCCAGCAGGGCGGTCACGAGTGCGTTTGTGATCCAAGGGGGTAGTTTTTGCTGCGGGGGCATGGGGCAAAGCCTTAAGGTGTGATAACAGGCCGCGGAAGCTGGCGCGCTAATAGGTCAGGATTTTGAATTGCTGTGTCATCAGGTAGAGGGCGCGGATTTCTGACGCCGGCAAGGCGCGGTTCCAGATCATGATTTCATCGATATTCCCGCTGAAATTTGAACCGCCGGTGTAATTGCAACCGGTCCAAAAGCTACTGCTGGAATCGGTCAGGGTGTAAGCGCTGATGGCCGAAACAGATCCCGTTCCAACTGCTACGCCATCAACGTAGGCCGTCACATTTCCGGAACGGATGATCGACCATGTGACAAGATGCCAGTTGCCGTCGCTGATGGTGGTTGATCCGATGGCGCCGACATTCAGCGCGGTACCGCCGTTGTACCAGAGTTGCAGCGCGGGCTTGCCGGCCGTGAAATAGGCCAGATAGCCTTCATGCGCCGCGGCGCCTTTTGAGATGATCACCATGCTTGTCGTGCTGGTAGTTCGTACCCACGCTGACAGCGTGAAATTGGTCGTGCCGACGTTGAACTTATTACCCCATTCAGATGCGCCGGTGCCGAAGCCGCCGCATTGGCCGATGGATTGACGGCCATTGGCGTCCGTGATCATGCCGCCCAGCGTGGCGTAATCCACTACGGGGCCTGTGCCGGTCACATAATCCTTGAGAGGGTCCGTTTCATAGGGGATGAAGGCGAGCATTGAAACATTGGAGACGGCCGATTGCACGCCACCCAATCCCGTGCCGCCGTTGGCCATGGGCAGCGTCCCAGACACACAACTACCCAATGGCAGATAATCATAGGCGATATCGGCACTCGTCCCCTTGCTTACCAGCGGCAGGCCGATGGTTGAACTGGGAACAAGCTGGCCCCACACACTCGATCCACGCGTGACGATGGCGCCGCGACTCACGCCGATCATATCCAGCACGGCGCTGGCCGACAGATCGGTCGGAGCGGCGGCGGAAACGTTGCCGTTGCCCTTCACGGTTTTGGCCGTCATGTTGGCCAGCTTCGCATTGGTCACTGCGCTGTTGGCAATTGTACCCGCGACGCTGCCGGGGCCGGTCGCCGTCACGTCGCCGGTCAAGGCCGTGATGGCATTGGCATAAGATGGAGTGACCCAGCTACCGTTACCTGCCGTGTCCGAGGCGGTCCAAATTTTCCCCGCGCCCGGCGAGCCGCCGTTAATGCGCCAAGTTGAACTCGTGGCGGCCAAGCCGGAATTTTCAATGGCAAAGCGCTGCTGTGGTGTGCCGCTGCCGGTTGATCCTTTAAAAATCAATGCGGGGCTTTGATAGGCCACGGCATGCAGGGCCGCCGTTCCGGTGGTGGTGGCAACATAGGCTCCAATTCCTGCATTGGAAGTCACTTGCAGCCCCGGAGCATCCCACGAATAGGCGGTAATGCCGGGACCACCCACGCCCGAGGTTTCGACATACAGGCCTGAAGTATTGACCGGGGGCCGAATCTGCTGTTGTTCAGCAAAGATATTCGTCTGATCAATGAAGGCAATCCGGCCGTAATCGATCAGGGACAAATAGCCATCCGCGGCGGCGCTGGCCTGCGTGATCCCGAGTATCAGGTCGCCGCTCAGCGCACTGCCGCCTGTAAGCGGGGCATTGGTTGTGATGATGCGGGTAAGGGGAACATAACGGGTATCGGCCGACGCCGTGGTGATACCGCCGCCGGTCGGCAAGGTCTGCCAGGTCTTGTCGCCGCGCCAATACTGCGCCGTTGTCCCGGCCGTGATAGCCGGCTCTTTGCCATTGAAAATCGACCAGTCGCCTTTGCTGAGCGCGCCCGACGTGGTGGCGCTGGCGGTGGTAATGCTGATTGCGCCGGTCAGTGCATTGAACACCAGCGGCGAAATAGCGCTGAGAGCCGCGCGCACGCGGGCATCACTGAAATAAAGATTGCTCCCCTCGGGGAGATCGCTCGTGCTGCGCGTGCCCAGCCAAGTGAGCGCGCGCGCATCGTTGTGATACTGCGGATGATCATCGGCGCCAAGGTTGGCCAGGTCGCTGTGACTGATGCTGCCGGGCGCGGGCGTGGGCGCCGCGGGGGGATAGGCCGCGCCGTTGATTGTGGTCACGCCATCAATGGTCTTGACCGTGGCCGTGGTGGCCGACAGCGACAGCGTGGTCGTGTGGCTGCTGCGGGTGTCGCCCTCAATGGTCAGCGTGTTGCCCTGGTCATTCCAGTGCACCCGGGCGATGTCTTTGGTCTGCCAGCCGTCGGGAGCGCGCGCAATGAGCGGGAAATCCGCGCCATGCGCACAGCCGCCAAGGATAAGCATCCAGCAGGCAAAGAAGATGGAAGCGTGGTGTGTCATGCTGTCACCGCCAATCCGATTAAGTTGGTCCAAACGTCGATGGTGCCGTCCGCGTTCGGCGTGCGGCTGGCAAAGTGCCCCACACGCACACGTCCGCCACTGGTGGCCGCCGGCTGTACTTTGCCGGGCGCTTCGCTAAGCCAGACCGCATCGCCCTGCGTGGGCGATGTCAGTGGATCAGCGAGGCGCAGTGCATAATTGCCAAGACTGCCCAGCTTGACCGGCATGCCAGGGGTGCCGGTTTCCATGGCGTACCAGAGCGGCAGAATCAGCGTGGCCCCGGCCTGCGCGAGCGCCAGCACGCCGGCGCTGTCGCGCCCCACCAGGTCGCCCGGGGCCAGCACGTCGCTGCCGTCATGCCAGGCGACCGTGATGCCCGGTTGAATGGCGCCAATCGCGGAGCTCAATTTGTCCAGCTTGGCGCTGATCCGGTTGATCTCGTTCACAATGAGATCGACCTCGTGATTCAGCTCTTGCTTGCCGAAATCATGCACGCGGGGCGCCAGGGCTTGAGGCGTAATCTGCAACATCAGCGGCCGCCCTCCCCGTCATGCGTGCGCTCAGTGACGCGCAGTTTGGTGAGCTGCACGCCTCCCAGTTGGCTGTTGATCCATGTGAGACGATAAGCGAGGGCGCGCGAGGCCAGCGGCGTGAGACGCAAGAGGCCCGTGCCTGCCTCCAAGCGCGTCAGCGGCCAGCCGGCGAGCGCGCCGCTCGTGCCCGGGCGCAGGGAGTCGGCCGCCGCCGTGCGTTGCTGCCACCAGACCCAGCCGGGACTGGTCACAGCGTCGCCCGTGACGCTAAAAAGCGGATCGCGCAGGCTTTCGGCCGCCCAGCCCCAAGCCGTCATCGGCCGCCGCGCGGTCACGTCGGGCCATTCGATCGAAGCGGGCAGCGCGCCAAGTACCAGCATATCGCCGGCTTGCGGTGCCCGGGCGGGCCACTCGTCCAGAATCACATGATCAGCCGTGTGGCTGGTAATGCGCGCCAGCGCGAGTTCGCCCGTGGGGCCGATGATGGCGGCCATCAGGCCGGTCATCATCCCGGCGCCGGCGGCGTCCAGCGGTAGCCGTGCCGGTGTGACCGCCAGTGTGCGCGTGTTGCCGTCGGCGCCCGTGATCCGGCGCCAGAACTCAGTAGACGATGAACCCCAGGCGAGCAGCGCCGCTTCCAGCGCCAAACCCACATGCAGCGTTTCGTCCATGATCCAAACCCCGCCGCCATTGATACCGGGGGGCGCGCAGCCGGTCGCGGCCTGCGCCGCCACGGGCCAGGCGCAGTCGCGCGCGGGAAACAGGGCGCCGCTTTCCAAATCGACCAGCACGCCATTACCGAAGTTGCCCGGCGCCGCCGAAGTCGAGCCCGGCAACCCCACGCAGTCGCGCCCGGGTGTAAAGGTGAACGGTTCGGAATCGGGCAATGGATCGGGCACGTCGCCCGCCGACTCGGTGCGCCCATTGGCCAGGCGCAGCGTGATTTCATTATTGCCGTCGAAAGCTGCCGCGATACCCGCCGCGTCGTCGGCATTAAAGTAAAACTCGTCGATGGGGTAGAACGTCGCGCCCGCTTCAACCGCGGGGTCGGGCAATGTGAATTCAACGCGCGTCCACGTATTGGCGGCCAGCTCGGGCAGGCTGCCGATCAGGACATCATAGCCATAGGTTTCGGTGTAGTACTTTGCATGCAGACTGAAGAGGTCCGCCGGCAGCGCCGCCGCGCCGTCGGTCTCGTAATAGACCTGGAACACCAACGTGTCGCCCGGGCGCACCAGTTGCGACGCATTCTGGCCATCCTCCAACAGATCGGCATGATATTCGGGGTGACAGACGAAGCGCGCCACCGTGGCGGGGCCGATCAGGGCATCGTCTACGATCATTGCGCTTTTGAAACTCACGCGGTGGCAGCCCACGCCCCAGAATCCGCGCGGGAAATAGACGCCTTCATAGACATAGCCAACGCCGCCGCGGGTGCCATCGCTGGCAACATAATCAGCGCTGCCGGACTCGATGAAGGTTTCGGTGGCGCATTGCGCGCCGTCTTTGGTGCGTTCGCACGCGATTTCACTGCCGCTATACCCCATGCCGGGCTGCCAAACGAGCGCGGGAAGCTGGAACGCGCCCGCCAGCGCGTCGGCCTGCGAGGCAAATAGCCAGTCCCCCATGGCCCCCTGATCAAACGCCAGCATCGGCGAATAGTCATAATTGGGCGCATGCACCATGCCGCTGCCCAGCAGTGCCCACGGCGCGGGGAAGAGGCCCGAATCGGCCGCGATCAGGTAGTTGTTCCAGGGCACCGCGGATGATGAGGGCTGATAGAAATCGTAACCGCCCCCTTCGGCCTGGCTGCTCCAGCCCAGCCCGGCCAGGTTGGTGACGCTCGGCTCGATCAGGGTTACGTCGCCGGTTGCCGTCGGCCAACAGAGGAAGTAATAGCTTCGGCCCCACAGCCGCACTTCGGCCGCCCATGCCTGACGCAGTGCATGATTATCAGTCAGCAGTCCCCGGCCCGACAGCCAGCCGGCCAAGCGGGCGCCGGCGGGGTGTCGCTGCGCGGAACCCTGCGCGCCCTGCCATAGCTCGCCACGCGGCCCCAGCCAGATCGCGCTGCCATCGGACCGACTAACCCATGAACGTCGCGCCACGCAGCCGATACCGGGCAAATGCAGCGGCGAGCTATAAGCGGCGCCGCTGTCGCCGGGAAGGTCCGCCAGCGCGCCCAGGTTCTGCCGCATGATAAACGTGTTGTTTTCGCCGCAGATCCACAGGAATTCTCCGCATTTTCCGATGCTCACGATGCGGTCATCGGTCGGCATCAGCTCGAGGCGGTTGAGCGGGCTACTGGTTTCGGCGTCAACACCGCGCTCGCTGGTCGCGTTGCTCCACACAATGGCGCGCTCATCGGCCAGAATCGTCGCCCGGCTCGTGCCGCTGGTGCCCTGGTAAGGGGTGTCCCATTCCTCATTGGTGCCATCGTAGTCGGTGCCGATCCAGAGCGCATCGGCCACGCCGTCGCTATTGGTATCGAGCAAGGCATGGATGTGATAGACGGCCGTGTCGCCTTCGCGCAGCAACTCGCGCCCCACCATCCATTGCCCCAGCGTCGCCGGGCTCGTGCCGCCGGGGGTAATCACATGGCTGGCATTGGCAAATGTCCACGTGCTGATGAGGCCCGGGCGGGCGCCGGCGACCAGCAGCGACCCATCGGTGGCCAGCGCGCCGCCGTGCGTCATGGGCGTGTTGTAGAAGGGCGCCCGTGGATTGTCGCTCGCCAGCAGCAGATTACGCGTGATCTCATCGCCCAGCACGTAGGCCAGCGCGCCGCCGGTGGTGTCCAGGCTGCTGATCGGGATACCTGACCCGGGCGTGGCGCGGCACCAGGCGAGGCCGCCCGTGCGGGGGTCGGTGCCCCATTCGGCATTGGAGACATAGAGTTGCACCGCGTCCACGCCGTCGGGTGGCACATTCACGGCCCCCGCCGCGCCGCCGGTCACCGCGCCCGAGAGATCGAGCCGCACCGCGGCGCCCGCGCACACCATGGCCGGGCTGGCCGGGCTCTGCGCGCTTTCGCGTCCGGTGGAGCTATCGAGCCAGGCAAAGGCAAAGCGATATTCGGGGCTGCCGCTGAGCAGTTCCGACGTGGTGGCGCCCGTGGCGCTGATCGTGTCGATGTAGAAATCCAGCCCGGCCGAGGGCATGAAGCGCGCCGACAGCGTGCCGATCATGGTCAGGCCGATGCTGGCGACGTTAAACTCCCAGGCGCTCCAGGGCCAGTCGCAATAGGCCCAATAGGTCGAGCCCAGGCGCGATGTGAATTTAAGTTCATGACGCGTACCACTGAGGCCCGTGCCACTGGCCAGCACGAGCGAAAACAGGCCACTGCCGATCTTTTCACGCGTGAGCCCACCCACGCGCAGATTGAGCCGAATGCGTTTGGCGCCGGCGGGAATCGTCAGCGTGGTGTCGAGATAAGCCAGGTCGCCTTTTACGTCGCGTTGGGCATTGGGCAGATGCACGGCCACATAGGCCGATCCTTCGGCCGGGGCCGGGTCGGCCGTCTGGCGCGTGACGACCACGCCGGAGCGCGCGGAAACCCATTCCACAGGGTCGGCATCGGTGGAGCCAAGATCCAGCAGATCGTCGCCGTCGGCACTCGGGCGCGGCGCCCAGGGGGGCGTCGGCAAACCTGCATCGCGCACCGTGCCCCCATGGGCCACCTTAAGCACGTCAAAGGCGGCGGAGATCGCCAGGCGGGCGCCCACGGCGGAGACGGCCGGATAATCGCTTGTGCCGCCCCGGGCCAGCCGCGCGACGACCTGCGGGCGCGCGCAACCCATTTGCAGCGTCCAGCCGTCGCCGTTCACAAGTCCGGACAAACTGGTCCAGCGGATTTGGATGCCGCTGCTGAGCGTCTGCCAGCTCGTACTGGCCGCCGCCAGCCCTGCCGTCCAGCTCGAGCCATTATCAAGGCTATAACGCCAGGCCGTGGCGCCGGTCATTTCCACGCGCCACACGCCTGTGATGCTGGCATTATTCATCAGCCCCTTGGCCTGCAACACGTCGGGGGAGGCATCAACGGGCATCGGTCGGCCGCAGAGCTGCGCCGCCGGGGCACCCGAACCATGCAAGGCCAGCGTAGCCGCGCGCGCCGTGCTGCCGGATCGGTCGATCAGTGCCAACGCATGCCCCGCCGGTTGGCGCACCATCGCCGGGCTGAAGGCCACGACATCATAAAAATCACCGCCGGCGCCGTGCAGCGTGACGATGGATAGGGGTTCGCTGGTGCGTTGCCAGCCGGGCCAGGCGCGCAAGGCGCCGGTAGCGTCCACCATGGCGCGGTCGCCGTCGGCCCACAGCTCGCCCGCCAGCGCGGCCATTTGCTCAGCCGCGGCGAGACCACCCATACCCAAAGAACGTTCGGCGCGCGGGCTCATGGACGCCCTCCACGAACCAGTTTCGCGGCTGTCGAGTCGGCCATGATCTGCCCCAGCTCGAAGCCCCAGCCCGGCTTCAAGGCCTGTTCCCAAACGCGGATTTCGCCCACGATCTCGTAATAACGGCGGCGGCCGGCTTCATTTTCAATCGGCAGGTTGCATTGTTCGCGGCGCAGCTCCATCAGGCGCGCTTCAATCAGCGCCGTTCTCAGGCCGCCCGACCGGCCACGTACCGCATGATCAGGATCGGTCTCCTGCCAATGCTCATGCCAGGCCTGTTCGATTTCCGATTTGCTCCAGTCGATCAGCGTCATGCCATGCCCCCCATCTGCGCATCGCCCGGCATGCTGGTGGCCTGAGCCTCCATCCCGCGCGCCTGATTCTCAGGGTCGGCCACGGGGCCGCCTCCCGGCGCCTGGCCCTGCATTTGCGCCTGGGCCATGGCTTGCATTTGGGCTTGCTGCAGCGCCTGCATTTGCGCCTGCGCCAACTCCATCGTGCGCTGCATGTGCCATTCCAGGACCTTGATCCATCCGCCGATCAGCCGCGTGTCTTCGCCCTGCTCGGCCAACTGCTGTTCCAGCATCATCAGCATTTGGCGCTGGGCTTCGTGCGCCGGCAGGTGCACGCCCAGCATGTCTTCATCTTCGCGCGGTTCCGGCCGGTCGCCGGCGCGAATCGCTTCAAGCTCCCGCTCGGGGCTGGTCGGCAGCGTTTCGTCATCGAAATACGGAGCCGGGTTGAAGCCCACCGTGCGGATGGCCTGCTTTAGCATTGGTACACGCTTGAGTTGGGGCAAATCGCGGTGTTGATCGGCAATGCTCATTAACAGATTGGTGGCCAATTCACGCCGCACTGCCGCCTGGCCCGCATGGCGCACAATGAATTGATCGGCCAGCCCTTGCGGGTTGAGACCATTTTCCCCGGCGGCGTCAGGCAGCAGCGTGTCGGCATCCAGGCCGGCCATACCGCACACGCGCCGCGCCAGCGCCGCGAGGCGCGTTCGGTCGAGGAACCAATCCATGTCTTCGAGCGCCCAGCGCACGCTGGGCACGACCAAGGACTCAGCCGCCGCACGCGAAATATCGGCCAATCGCCGTTCGCCGGCGGCAATCTGTTGCTGCACTTCGCCGTAGGTGCCGGTGGAAGTGATCGCCTGGGCGCCTTTGCTGGCCTGGCTTACCATCGTGCGCGTGGTGTACGTGTCCACCAGGCTGCTCAGCAGTTGCGGCAGGTGCTCGTCGTAGGGCTTGAGCTGAAATTCCGAGGCATCCTTTGCGCTGATCGCGCCGCCCCTGACCGTGTTGACGGAGCCGGGTTGAAAAAGAACTTTGCCCTTCTGGATGTCGTCGCCGAAGGCGCTGGCCAGCACATTCACCGGGGGATTGGCGTTGTTGTCCAAAATCTCGGCGATGTCATTTAACGTCTTGTCCGCGGCGTCCCCCACATCGCCCGCCACCTGATCGGCCGAAAGGCCGTAAAAGCGGTTGCCGTCGGGAATGTAGACGGCGCTCAAGAGTTCGGTGCGGGGATGAGCATAGCGGCAGGGGGTGATTTCAATCACCGTCGGCAGCCCGCCCGTGCTGCCGACCGGGCGCGCGACCGTGATATACCAGGTCAGCCGATCCGCCATGCGCGCGGCCGCTTCGTCTTCAACAGGGCCGTTCTCGCCCTCAAACTTGATACCCCACCAGGCCAGTCCTTCGAGCGAGATCACGCCCATGCGCAGCAAACTGCCCATTGGAAATTGCCCCTGCAGTTCATGCAGTTCATAAGGCGCGGTTGCTTCCACGACACCGGCCGCGCGCTTGTCGGGAGTGAGCAGGCCGGCCGCCGCTGCCGCTTCCGTCGCCTTGTAATCCGCCAATTTTGTCGCCTGTTCACGGCGCAGCCGTTCGAGGTTGGCAAATCGTCCGCGTTCGATTGGTACGGCGACGGCCGCCTGATTATCCCCATCGAGCGACCAGGTAGTGTCAAGCACGCGCTCCTGGCGTTCGATCTCGGCCAGGTTTTGACGGCTGACCCAAATGACGGTCAATTGATCCTCCGCGCGCCGCCGGTTGGGATGGCTCACGTAGACGTTGAGCAGCGGCCAGGGGGTAATCATCACGCCTTCGCGTGCGATCACTTCCTTGCGCGCCTGCCATTCGTCTTTCAGGGGCACCAGTTCGGTTTCAACACCCCAGCACTGGCGCAGCACGGTGGTGCCGTAACGCGGCAAATCACGCAGCGCCGCTTCCATGGCGCCGCTCCACTGCGCGCGATCAAGTTGATAATCGATCAGCTTTTCAGTCATGTCGCCGAGGGCTGAATTCTCGGTCTTGGCTCCCGTCGGATCGAGGCTGTACGGCTTATCCCCGCGCCCCACCACGGCATCGACTAATTGCGGCACCGCGCCAGTCACGGCATCGGTGAACAGCCCCATCGTGAGCCCCATCTTGAGATGTGCATTGGGCGCATTCTGATCAATCTCGCCCCCATCGGTCAGCCTGGGCATTTCCGCACAGCGGTATTTCTCCGTCTCACGCGCGTAACGGCCGTCAATGCCTATCGCGTTGCGCTCGGTCTGCATCGCCTGGGCCGCTTTTTGCACCAGCTCCGCCACCACGCTTTCAAACTGATCAAGCTCCGCTCCGCGCCGCTCGCGCAGCGCATCGGCGTACTCGCCGGCCGTGGCGCGCTCTGTTGCGGGTTCCGGGCTGGTTTCGGGCAGCTCGGGGTCCGGCTCGCCGGGAATGTGCTCTGGTTCGAAATCGCCAAGAATACGGGTCATGAGGTTAGCCTCTTAGCCTGCGCGCGAGCGCCGGGCGCCCACTGAATTGCACCGGGCGCGCCAGATCGGGCAGCGGGCCGCTATCAGCATCAATGCGCACGCGCGCCAGCTCAGCTTGCCAGTACACCATGCGCGCCTCTTCGGCTTTCGGGCCGTCATCCATGCCCGCCAGCTTCGCCAGCGCATATTCAACCGGCGCCGAGGCGATCAGGCCGGGCCGCGTTCGCTCCAGCGGCGACACCTGCGCGCTGATCCAACCCGCGCCGGCCGCGGTGAGCCCGCTCCAGGGAGCCGTAAGTTTTGCGCTATTGCTGGAATTCCAGGAATCAAGCGTGGCCCACACGCGCGGGATGGTGGCGCCGGACTCGATAATGCCGATCTCATCACCCGGCACGATCATGCCGCCGGCCAGTGGCGTCGCAAATTCCAGCGTGTCACTGCCATAAGTGGCGGATACCGTGATAGTGCTGGCCGTCTGCGTGCGGTCCAGCGTCCCGGGATCGGGGATGTAATGCACAATCAGCCCCGCTGCATGGGCGGATGGTGGCGGCGGCCAGATTTCCAGCATGCCGGGCTGATCACTGTAGGACCAATAACGCGGCATGGTGCCGGTGGCGGTGAAATCCTCGGGGCGGCCGAACTGGTCGCGCAACCAGCCCGGCGGCCGGTTTTTAAGCGCCATCGCGGGGCCGGCGGGCGTGCGCCACATCACGCCCGGGTCCACGATCAGGTGGTCCAGCAGATCAGCCGGAGCGCTCACACGCACCGTCCCCGCCGTGGTGGCGATGGTGGCCACGGAGCGCGACAGCCAGGCCGCCCGCTGCAGGATGCGGTAGGCTTCCGCCAACCACTGCCTGAGCAGCCCGGCATCGAGATAAGCGGCGCCCAGGCTGGCATCGCCCTGGTGCCGTGCGGCGGTTTCACGCTCCAGTTGCCACAGGTTCATTATGCACCCCGCTTGCCAGCGCGGGCGGCACGCTTCGCCTTGAATTCCTCATCCATCTGCTGCATTTTGGCCTGGCGCTCGCGGTCGAATGCGCGCAGTTCTTCATACTCGGCCCATTCGATGATCAGGCCGTTGCGGTAGTAGGTGGTCTGCCGAATCATCGCCGCCAGTTCTTCGGGTTTGACGGGATAGTCCGCGCGCTTCGTCTCCTGCGCTTGCATGCAATCCAGCATCCGCACACCGGGGTCGCCCAGAACCGGCACGGCGTGCCAGGTGACACCCGGGACCAGCACGGTGGTGTTAAGCAGATCATCATGCCGCCGACCAGAGGGCCGCAGCGTCATCATTCGCGGCGCGCCTTTGAGCAGCGCAAACTTGAGCCCGGCGGGGGCATTGTTATCGGAAGAAGTGGTGTTGGGCGGGGTTGCGGACGCGCTGGGCGTGATGGGCGTGGACTGCAATAGATCATTCAGGCGGGCTTCGGCCGCGCGCTGCACGGTCACACGCGAATCGTTTTCAATGATGGCGTTGATTTCATCCAGTTCTGTCATCGTCTGGAGTTTCTCAATCAGTTGCTCGGCGGTCAGAGGGGATTGGTCGGCCATTGGTTTTTTGCTCCGTAAATTCAAAGTGGATCGCGTGAATCGCTCAGAAAAAAGCGGGCGCCGGATTTGAACGGCGCCCGCCGGGATGGGTGTTATTCTTCCCAAATCAGGCCATGCACTTGCAGCGTGGCCGCGGTGACATCAGGCGTGGTGTTGTCCATGTAGCGCACCAGCAACCGTTGGCCGCGTTTGCACATGATCGG